ACCACCGGGTCGGTGGTTTCGATCTGGTAGATGCCGTTCGGCCAGGAGGCGTTTTCGGATAGGTTCGCCATGTGTGTGTCCTCTCTAGAAGATGATGGTCCAGCTGCCGTCGAGGCTGATGTCGTCGGCCTTCTCGATCGCCGCGCGGGTCTTGCGCGCGAACAGCGTCCCGTCGGCCGTGATCAGCCCGAACTCGCGGATCGCCAGCCCGTTGGCCTCGGTGGTCTCGAGCCGCCAGTCGAAGCGCACCTCGCCGGCGGCCGGATAGGCAAAGCCGCTCACCGGCTTGGTGAAGGCGCCGGTCAGCCCGGTATCGCCGGGCGCCGGGCCGTCGCCACTGGTGCCCACGCCGATCTCGGCGATGTGCTTTCCCGCGCCGTCGCCCGCGATCAGCGCCGCCATCGCGGTGCGCGCGGCCTCGAGGATCATGTTGGGCATGGCGATCCGCTCGATGATCACGCCCTGCCTGCGCACGGTGATGTCGAGCGCGCCCCTTACTGTCAGCCTGTCGGTTGCCTGCATCATGCCCCTCACATTGCCGTCATCGCGGTGGTCTCTGCCCCGCTGTGGTAGATGCCCGCCCAGTAGGGCTGGCTCGCGTCGAAACTCAGCGCGCCGTCATGGACCGCGCCCGCATGCCGGTGCCGGCCGTCATGCAGCCGGTGGCGCGTGAGCGTGATCGGCATCGCCGTGTCGGCCGCCGGCGGCTGGCCCGCGCCATGGGTGATCCCTGAGTGCCGGAAGCGGCCGTCATGGGTCGGCGCGATCTCCATCCGGTCGGACTGGCCGAGGTCGATCCCGATCCGGGTGCGCACGCGCACGGCGTCGTGGCGCCCCTCGATATCGGTCCAGCCGGCATAGGCCACAGCCCCGCCGTGATCCTGCGCCCCGTCATGGGCCAGCCGCACCGCGTCCTCGTGCTGTGTCGTGCCGTCGTAGCGCCGCCCCCAGGGGAGGATGTCGGAGGCGGTATGTGCGACCTCGGTCTCGATACCCTCGGCCAGCTCGGCGGTATCGGCCACGCCGACCCGGAAGGCGAGATCGGCCAGGTGCGAGCGCACGGGCTTGACCCGGCCGACCGCGTCGATGACGCGCGCCACGCCCTCGTCGCTCAGCCCGCGCCATTCGCCCAGGTCGAGGGTCAGCGTGAACATGGCCCAGCGGGTGCCGCCGCCATAGGTCTCGGCGCCGGCATGCGTCTCGGTGGCGTCATAGCGCGCGACCGGCAGGCCCTCGTCGATCTCGACCTCGGCAAACCCGATGGCCTTGAGCGCGTCACGCAGCGCGGCCGGCGTGCCCTTGCGGCGATGCACGGCGACCGAGCGGCGCAGCGTCTGGCGCTTGACCGCCTCGGGCCAGTCGATCTCCCAGTTGTCGACCGAGAGCGCCCAGGCCAGCCAGGGCAGATGCGCGGCCGGGCAGGTGTCGGGGTTCCACAGGTGGCGCACCGGCACCGCCATCTCGTCGAGGCGCAGCCCGGCCCGCTCGACGCCGCGCTCGGCATCGGTGGCGTTGGGCGGCAGGAGGGAGGCGAATTCAGACATCGCGGCCTCCCACGCTCACGGCGATCGCGCTGCAATAGGCGGCCTGGGTGTCATCGACCACGATGTCGGCGGCAGGCTGGATCAGCTCGACGCGCTGGACGCCCTCGACATGCAGCGCAGCAAAGAGGCCCGAGCGCGTGATGTCGTGGCCGATCCGGTGATGGCGGGTTGCGAACGCATCGACCGAGGCCCGCGCCGCGTCGGCGACCACGTCGGCGTCGGGGCCATGATAGAGCGTGAGCTCGGCCTCGATCGTGTAGTCGACCACCGCCGCACTGGACACGGTGACATGATCGGTCAGCGGGCGCACGTCCTCGGCCCCGACGGCCGCCTCGACCGCGTCCACCAGGTCCTGCGGCGCGGTGCCGTCGCCCGAAGACGCCAACACCGTGACCAGCACCTCGCCGGCGCCCGGCGATATCACGCTGGCATCGCGCACGCGCTCGTCGGCGGCGCGGGCGTGGAAGAGATAGGCGCCCTCGGGTCCGGCCACGCTTTGCGCCTCGAGCGACAGCTGCACCCGCTGGCGCAGGGCGCTGTCGACCTCCATCACCGCCGGGATCGGAGGGACGGCGTCGGGGTCGCCGGGCGAGATGGTGAGCCGCTCGACGCCAAAGAGCGCGGCGAGATTGTCGAGGTCCGCCCCGCTGGCGCGTGCGAGCATCACGGCCTCGGCCGCGTCGTTGACCCGTTGGCGCAGCAGCAGCTCGCGATAGGCGAACACCTCGATCAGCTTGACCACCGGCTCGCTTTCCAGCCCCAGCACGTCGGCGAGCTCCGGCGCGGCCGCCTCGACATCGGCCTTGATGGCCGCGACGATCGCCTCGTAGTCGAGGGTCTCCACGACATCGGGGGGCGTGAGCGCCGACAGGTCGATCTGGACGAAGCGGCTCATGCGCCACCTCCCAGGGCGGTGCGTACCGCCCGGGTGACGCCGGCGACGTCGCCCTCGACCACCAGGTCGAAGCGCCCGGCCTCGGCGCGCTCCACCTGGACGCGGCGCGCGCGGAAGCGCGGCTCCCACTCGGCGAGCGCCTCGGCGGTGGCAAGGAAGATGTCGACGACCGTCTCGCCGTTCATCGGCTGGTCGACGATCTCCGCCAGCCGCGAGCCGTAGTCGCGCCGCATGACCCGGCTACCCACCGGCGTCATCAGGATATCCGCGATCGACTGCTCCAGGTGCGCGGCGTCGTCGATCCGGCGCAGGGATGTGGTTGCAAGCCCCGCCATCACTGCGGCTTCCCGGTGACCGAGCCGATACTCTCGGGGTGGATGTGATTGACCAGGCTGATGCCGTTCGCGATCACGTCCTGGGTGACCGTGACGGTGCCGTCGATCTTGATGTCGCCGATGATCGACAGGATCGAGCCGCCCAGATCGATGGTCGGGGTGGCCGCGTCGGGCGCCACCGCGCCGCCGTCAACGGGGATTGACGGGCCTATGAAGGCCCGCTCCATGTCGCCGCGCGGCGCGTAGACCACGACCTGCTCGCCCGGCGAGGGCATCCACTGGAAGCGCACGGTGCCCGAGCGCAGCTGCGTGACGGGCAGCGGCTGGGTGTCAAGCCCGCCGATGCGCACGCGCGCACGGTTGGCGCCGGTGTCGATCGCGGTGACCGTGCCGATCTGGACGATGTTGGTGGCCCGACGGTCGGCCTCGGCGTGCTGGAACCCGGCCATCAGCTCGCCCCTCCGATCTCGGTGTACTCGCTCTCGTGCTCAGACCCGATCTCCGGCGCCTGGCCGAGATAGAGCTCGATCGCCAGCGGCTCGGGCGTCGTGTAGCCCTGCACCACGGCCGGCTGCGACCAGGTGACGGCCCAGAGGCTCGTCGCCGCGTCGCGCGTCTCGGGGGTGACCAGCGATTGCAGGCGCACGGCGCGCGCCTGCCCAAGCGCGCCCTCGCCCCAGGCGTTGTCGGGGATCATGCTCAGCAGCACCTGGCCGATATTGGCCGCCGCCGCGTCGCGGGGCAGGCCAAGCCGGTCCTTGGTGACGATGAAAGCAGCCATGTCGAGCAGGAAGCCGTGATGCGGCCCGGTCCAGTCCTGCTCCTGGCGCGCGCCGAGATGGGCGACCAGGACGGCCGGATGCCGGATCGACTGCTTGCGCAGCTCGCCCACGGAAAACCGCCCCGCGATGCCGCGGCATTCGGCGAGATCGGGGATCCGCGTGGCCACCTGCGTGGCGATGACATCGGGCAGCGTGGCAAGGAGATCGTCGCGCACTTCGCTCATTGCAGCAGGTCTCCCAGCCGGTCGGAGACGAAGGCCTCGATCTCCTGGCGATCATCGTCCGACAGCCCCAGATAGGGCCGCGCCGGAATATCGCCGAAGGGGATCGGGCTGCCGCGCGAGGTGTTGCCGAAGGCGCCCTGGGCGGCGCCGAACTGGTGCACCGCGGCGTAGATCATGTTGCTGCCGATCTCGACCTCGGTCGGGCTCGCGTAGCGCTGGATGCTTTCCAGCAGGCCGGGGTTGCCCGAGGCCACGAGCAGCGAGTGCTGGGCGCGCCGGGTGGCGGCGTAGTCGGCCGACCAGTCCGCCCAGGGCGTGCCGTCCGGCGCGGTCTTCTCGTCGGCGATGCGCACCTTGGTGCTGTCTTCCACGATCGCGCCGACCTCGTCGAGGACCTGCGCGGCGTCGAAGCCTGCCAGGCGCTGCAGCCCGTCGAGCGCGGCCTCCATGCCTTCGGTGGTCAGGGTAACAGCCATCAGAGCCCCCGCATCTTGTCGCGCGAGAACAGCCGCTCGGGGCCGTGGCGCACGACGGGGGTCGGGCCGTCGCCCTCGCCATCGCCGTCGGGGTCGGCCTCGAGCGAGGGCAGGTGCAGCGCGGCGCGGCCATCGGCGATCCGCTTGAGGTGATCGCGGCCGTCCTCGTAGCGCCGGCGGTGCTCGTCGGAGAGCACGTCGCGCGAGAGCGCCAGGCGGTAGAGCGCGAAGTCGACGGCGATCTGGCGCAGGATGCCCGGCACTTCGGGCAGCGGCAGGCGGTAGCGCACGGCGAGGTAGCTGTCGATTTCGTCGCTGGCCTGCTCGAGCGCGCGGGTCACCGCCTCGGTCTCGACCGTGCCGTCGCCGTCGCGATCGGCCACGTAGAGCGCGTCGGCGCTGTAGAGGTCGGTGATGTCGCTCTGCGTGGCATAAGCCATGTGTGAAACCTCTTCAAAACGGGCCTTTTAAGGTCATGCCCAGGACCCGCCTTACACTGCGGGGGTCGGCGACGCCCCCTCTCGGGTATTCCTCGGCCGTGCGGCCGTCAGGCGGTCTCGCCGGGCGGTCGGAAGCCGCTCTGCGCCAGCCGGCGCATCGCCTCGTCGCGGGCCGCGTCGGTGATGAGCGTATCGTCCATGTCCGGCAGGGTCGCACGCAGCGCCCGCATGCGCGGTTGGCCGTCCTGGGTGAAGTCCCCGGGCTCCAGCCCCGGGATCACCCGCACCAGCTCGTCGACCGGGCCGGGCGCCTCGTCCTCGACAAGGGCGATCTCCTCGGCCTCGGCCGCATCCTCGGGCGCCGCCTCGTCCAGCGGCTCGACCTTGACGGCCGGGTCGGCGCGCAGCCGCGCCCATTCGCGGGCGGTGAAGGCGCCGCGCTCGAACACGGCGCCCGCGTCGGTGATCCGGACGCCGCAGCGCCAGATGTGCCCCGCGATGCCGGGGGCCGATATGCGCGCGGCCATGGTCACGCTCCCTCCGGCGGCTCGAAGCCCTCGGCCTGCATGGCCTCGAAGACCTCGTCGCGGATCGCGGCGGTGATCTGGACATCGTCCGGAAGGACGTCACGCAGCGCGGCGACCTTCGGCTTTCCGTCCTGCTGGTAGGCGGATGCGTCGAGGTCGGTGATGGCCCCCTCGATCGCGGCGCGCGCCTCCGCGTCCGCCCCCGGCGTGTCGTCGGGGGCCGGCGCGATTTTCAGGGAGGGCTCGGCGTGCAGCCGTTCCCACTGCGCCTCGGTGAAGGCGTCCTCGGCCACCCGGCGCCCCTCGCGCGGGAAGAAGGTCCCGCAGCGAAAGAAGCCGTTCGGCCGGGTGGAGCTGATCAGGTACATGCTCATCGGCTACCCCCTCACGCTGCCAGCCAAGGGATGACCTTGACCTCGACGGCCTTGTAGTTGGGGTTCGAGGCCCCGCCGTCGCCGAGCATCACCTCGACGGTCTTGTTCGCGGCCGAGCGCAGCGCGGGCGGCACGACCAGCAGGTTGGGCATGATACCCAGGGGGCGCCCGCCATCGGCCGTGAACTCCATCATCGCCTGGATCGCGGCGTCGAGGTTGTCGGAGTTGAGCGTCTTGCGCGATGCATAGGCGCACTGCCAGAAGCCGTAGCCCACGTTGTGGCGGGCATAGACGCCGTACTGGAACTGGTTCGAGGTGAACACCGCGTCCGAGGTGCGCGGGTCGGTCTTGGCCTCGAACTCGGGCCGCTTGCGCTCCTGGAAGATGAACGGCTTGAGCGGGCGCGAGGTGTCGAACAGATACCACGGCGTGCCGGAGCCGGCGTTGTCGTCGTAATTCGCGATCGTCGCCGCGACACCCGTGCCGTCGTGGTTGGGATAGACCGGGTGGTCGGTGTCGAAGAAGTACTG